GTGGAATAAGAGAGATTAAAGATTGTATTTTTAATGGTGGGTCTTTAAAAGGATCTATATCCACAATTGATGCTGATATTACTAATATTACTATAAATCAAGGAACTTTAAATACTTGTACTATTAAAAATGGTAGTGCAAGTGATATTTCAATAAACAGATTTACTTTATCTGGTGGAATTATTAATAACTCAGTAGCAAATAATAGTACAATAAATAGACCAACTTTGTCTGGTGGAACTATTAGTTATTCAGTAGCAAATAATCTTACAATATTTGGATCAACTTTATTAAGCGGAGCTATTATTAACTCTGTTGCAAATAATCTTACAATCACTGGATTCACATTATCTGGTGGAACTATTAATAATTCTTTTTTTAATAATAATACAACAGATATAATAAATTTGTCTGGTGGAACATTAACATATAGTAACATTAATGGGTCATTATTAACCAATAATTCATTAAATGGAACTTTACAAGCAAATGGTATAGGCAATATAAATAATTGTTACTTAAATGATAGTTCAATAAACAGAACTTCTATTTCTGGTGGAACAATGACATTTGCACTAATTAATAATTCATTATTGAATGATAGTTCAATTAATAATTGTTTATTGTCTGGTGGAACACTAAGATTTGCTCTAATTAATAATTCAGTATTAAATGATAGTTCAATTAATAATACTTCATTGTCTGGTGGGACACTTCGAAACTTTGTGGTAAATGATAGTTTCATAAATAATTTTTCATTATCTGGTGGAACTATTTTAGCTACTAATATTGGTTGTAATGATGCAGGTATACCAAATATTCCAAAACGAGGAGTGTTTACTAATATAAATATATTTAATAATAATAATAATAATCTTAGTATTAATTCTAATGGTAATATTGATACAGGCGGTACTATTAGTGGAGCAAATATTACTAGTTCGGGCACCCTTAGCGCAGGAAATATAATTTCTATAGGCGCCATTAGTTCTGGAAATATAACTTCTAATGGCACAATTAGTGGAGCAAATATTACCACACCAGGCACTCTTAATGCTGGAACTATTATTGCTGGAACTATTGGTTCCGGAAATATAACTTCTAATAGCACAATTAGTTCTGTAAATAACAATGTTTCTAATAAAATTGTAGCAAATTCTCTTGATATACGCTCTGGTGGAATACTTGATGTTAGTCAAGGAACTATTAGATCTAATACTATTAGTGGAACTGCAATCACTATTCGGAGTAATACAAGTGCTAATACTTGTGTTATGAATGTTACAACTGGAACTCAATCTTCGACAAATGCAAATGGTGATGGTGTTCCAATGAATGGGATTGCTATTAATAATAGAAATGTGGCAACTACACAACATATTAAAAATGCTATTCCACCCGGAATAATATTGGCATATTATACTTCAACAAATCCCGCAACAGCGCCAGACGGATGGCTAATATGTGATGGTGCTAATAATCTAACCCCAGACTTGCGAGGAAGATTTATATTAGGAGCAGACCCTCGCCGAAATGATAGAAGACCAAATCTTTTTGGTGGTACAGAAAATGAGTTTTTAACCTTGAGTCAAATACCAAGTCATACACACAGTGACAAATATACACAAGTTGGTTATACAGGTATTAATGCAGGAAATGGTGGTCGATCAGTTGCTAACTCACATGGTTATTTTTATGACCAAACAGGATCAGCAGGTTCAGATCAATCACACAACAATATGCCGCCATATTGGATTTTAATATATATAATGAAAACTAGTGCTTATAACTTTGATTATGACTAATTAGGCATAGTTTTGCAATAATAATTTGTTTATAATAATTTATTATTATATATTAGTTAAATATATATAGTAATATGTCAATAACCAATAAATTAATAGCAAATATAAAACAAACGAATGTTGATATAACTAAATTCACAGATACAAATAATGTTATATGTATTGATACAAGCAATAATCGAATTGGTATAAATACTAAAACGCCTCGTTATGCTATTGATATATGTGGCATTAACAGTAAAATTTTTGTAGAAAATTTGGAGGTTGGAAGAAATGCTAATTTGTTTACTATAAGTGCTAATACTATAACGTGTAGCACTAATATTTTTGCCAACAATTTAGATGTTAGTTTTATAAATGTTAAAACAATAAGTGGTTCATTAATAACAGGAATAACACTAAGCGGCAATACAATTTTAGGAACACTTGGTAATATAAGAGATTTTAGTGCACATAATATTACAATTACTAATAATTTAGATGTTTCATTTATTAGGGTACATGAAATTAGTGCAAATATTTTCAATGTTGGAACTTATAGCATTATAACCGGTGATTTTAGTAATATAAATGTTAATAATAATACAACTACAATTAGTTTAACAGTCACTACTATAAGTTGTGAGACTTTAAAAGCAAATAATATAATATGCCTTCAAACAGTTTCGGCCGAAACAATTAGTAGTAATAATTTAACTACTAAAAATGGAGACCCTTATTTTATTGAAGAAGATGGTAAATATGTTTTAGCTACCGAATTGGGTCAAAGTAATATTGATAGTATAGATGGTAGAATAACTCAAAGAATAACTACTTCTAGTAATCAAGCAATCACACCTACAAATATAACAACTCCAATAGTAAATATTACACAAACAGCCACTATTGCTAACTGCACTATTGATACTTTAACTGTAAAAAATATTCAAATTAACACGCCTAACGAGTCAGGTTTTGGTTTATTATTGCCTAAAAAACCAACCAGTGATTGGAGGAATAGAAGTTTGGCAACAAACACAAACAATGATAACCCCATTTTTGATAATTTAATTTATTATAATAGTTCTAAACAAAAATGGTCAAATTTCTTTACAGAAACACATTATGCTACTCTTGATTTAAGCAATATATCTAGTAAAAATCTTGCAACTAATTATGTATCAAATTTAACTAATTATAGGTATATTCCAATTAAATTTAAAAGTATAAAAACTAACACTAACAATAGTTATAAAACAAAAACAGATTTATTTTTTATACCATCCACATCTCCAACCAATAGTTCAATAGATATATCTAATGAAACATTAATGAATAATGGAATTTATGAAATTAATGCTAGTATTACTGTAAGTTACACTAATACTATAAGCGGTGATGTTGAACCAAATGATTATACATTTGGATTATATAACAAAGATACTTTTACTCCTACTTATACTTCTACTACTATTTCTAATGTTGAAATTTCTTATAACTATGTAAAAAATAAAAATCTTATATTAGCATTTGATAATAGTTACAATTTTTCAAGTGTATCATTACATTATATTGGTCCTTTATATAATAGTCTAGATCCTCCAATTACTTATAGAAAAGGGTTATGCTATTTAATAAACTCACAAAAAGATATTAGTAATTTTAATGTGGAATATTTTAGTTCAACTATTAAATTATTAAATTATTAAATTACAGTGACTATTAAACTATAGTGACTTAATTGTTATAATTATTTTTACTATAAAATAATTATAATATTTTTATTTATTAATGACGTCTGGATCTTCTTGATTTTTTTAGTCTTTTTCCTCGCCTTGAACGTCTTCTTCTACCACCTCCGGGTGGTGTTGCATCACTTGACTCTTGCACTACTTCTGACGATGGGACATCACTTGACTCTTGCACTACTTCTGATTTATTTTCATCTGCATTTTTTGCTGATGTGGCCTCTGTCAGTCTTACCACTTGTTGCTCTATCACTGCAATTCGACTACCCAATGCTTCCAAAGCAGTAACCAGTTTTTCTTCTATATTACTTTTTTCTCCCATATAACTTTTTTTATATATATTATACAAATATAAAAAATTTACATTCTAATTCAAAGTATTAAATTATAATTATTTATAGTTTAAATAATTATAAAAATTTGTATTTATTAATGACGTCTGGATTTTCTTGGTTTTTTTCCTCGTCTTGAATGTCTTCTTGAACGCCTTCTTCTACCACCACCGGGTGGAATATTTGCTTCTCCCTTTGACATATCTTCATCCTTAGTTGTTGATGTGATGGGACCCTTTGATTCATTAACTTGTGTCTCCAATGATGCAACTCGGCTAGCTAATTCTAGTAACATCTGTTGTAGTTGACCTACTTTGTCATTACCTACTTTGTCATTACCTACTTTGTCATTACCTACTTTGTCACTATCAGCCATATTTATATAATATAAAATAAAATAATAATTTAAATAATTATAATATTTTTATTTACTAATATTATAATTATTTTATTTACTAATGACGTCTAGACCTTCTTGATTTTCTTGGTCTTTTTCCTCGTCTTGAACGTCTTCTTCTACGACCACCGCTAGCCAATGCTTTTATTTCATTCTTCTTCTCATCCGCCACCCCCATTGCATCCACAATAGCAGTAATTTGAAGCGCTATTTTACCAACTTTGCTAGTTAATTGATCCATTGTCATAGTGCTTGGCATATCTGAAGGTTCATCGCCCATTTTTGTATATATAAAACAAATATAAAAAAAAATTTAAATTAAATAAATAAATAAATAATTCTCTAAATAAATAATTCTCTAAATAAATAATTCTCTAAATATAAAACTCTCTAAATAAATAATTTATTTTTTCTTCATTTTTTTAGTTGATTCTTCAGTTTTATCAGTTTTATTACATACTTTTAAAAAGTCAGTATATGCAATTTTTAATTCATCAAGTTCTTTTAACCACATTTCTTCTAATGTTCTTGCTTTAATAGATTCTAACTCAGTTTTCTTTTGTTCATGTTCTTTCATTAATTTTTCAACATTTTCTTTACTTACTGAGTCCATCGGCATTTTTACTAAATAATTGTAATCATTATTTTCTCCTAAATCAAATTTCAAAGTATTTAAGATTGTAAAAATCTCTTCTTTTGATTTTTTACGTAAATCAATAGTATCATCTAAATTATATTGAATAAAACGAGCTTTTGCACTTAATGTTTTAAGTTCATTATCAAGTTTTACAATAATATATGCTTTACGCTGTGCATAATAGTGATATCTAATAGCATAATAATCATCAATAATTTCATAAACATTATGATATTTACGCAATTGTTCTTTTTCATTAAATAGATGCATGTTTGTTGTGGATTGAATGCAATATAGTTTTAAATATTTTTCTATCCCTTCAATATTATAATCATGTTTTTCTAAAAGCAATTTACTCATTACTCCAGGGTAAAACGTAATTTCAAAGTCAACATTTAAATCTGTTGACATGTCTTTAAAATCTTTAATGTTAATTTCTTTATTTCCAGTTTTAGTGTTGTCACTAGACGTATTAATTTTTTGTTCTAAAAATTCCTTATAGTCTTGAGTCCATGTTCCAATTGGAAGTTCAGTAACACGAATTTTATCATTACCAAGTATTTCATAACATCCTTTAATAATATATTTATTACATTGATCGTCGCATGGATAAATAGACCCTTTAAAATTATTATAAAATGGTGTTAATACTAATGTTTTCATAACATCAGCACTATAATTTTTCAGTTTTCCTACTAAATAATCAATAATTTGAATAGGATTATAACACATAATATCTGTACTAAATCCTGTTCCAATTCCTTTTGTTCCATTTACAAGAATCATTGGAATAATTGGAACATAATATATTGGTTCTACAATTATTCCATCGTCTTCATTATATTTAAGAACATAATCATCTAATTCGGGAAATAGTTTTCGAGTAATTGGATTCAAATATGTATAAATATATCTTTCAGATGCAGCATCTCTACCTGCACCCATTAATCGTGTTCCAAACTGACCACATGGCATAAATAAATTAATATTGTTTGAACCAACATAATTTTGTGCCATTCCAATAATTGCACCATTTAAACTGGCCTCACCGTGATGATAGCATGAGTGTTCTGAAACATAACCACTAAATTGCGCTACTTTCATTTCTGAATTTAAATTTTTCTTGAAACCAGCAAACAAAATTTTGCGTAAACTAATTTTTAAACCATCGCATATATTTGGAATTGATCGATCATTATCATATTTTGAAAAATGTATCATATCGTTATTAATAAATTCCTCATATGTGACTTCAGCTTTAGATGTATTTAAATATACATTGCGGTCATAATGTGATAACCAACTTTTGCGATCATCTGCACGCTTTTTATTAAATACCATATCAATAGTTGATCTTGAATTTTCCGTGCTTGTAAAATTAACAATTTTTTTCTTTAAAAAGTATTCTTTAAATTCTTTGCTAGTGCTTGTGCCTAACCCCTTGTAATATTTAATAGACCATTTACTGCTATCTTGTAATCCGCTTTCTCTCCAATTTACATATTCTCCGTTATTATAAAATTCAAGTGTTTCTTTGCCTTTTGTGGCTTTTAAAATTGGTGTATTCATGTATCCAATAAAATTAGGTATTTGAATTAATGACTTCCATTCACTGTCAATCATATTAATACCCAGACCTTTAATATGACTGCCATCAAGATCTTGATCTGTCATAAATAATAGTTTTCCATAGCGCAATCTAGTATTAACATCATTTATTGAGTATTCTTTTCCATGTTCTAAACCAAGAATTTGTTTAATTTCAGTAATTTCTTTATTTTCTGAAATTTTACTAATATTTTCCCCACGAATATTAAACATTTTGCCCTTCATTGGATAAACTCCAATGAAATTACGATCTTCCCGTGATAAACCAGAAATAATACCGGATTTTGCTGAATCTCCTTCACATAAAATTAATATACACTCATGTGATTTGTTTGTTCCGGCATAATTTGCATCTACAAGTTTTGGAATATTACGAATGGTTTTACATTTTGTTCCATCTGTTTTTTTGGCTGCTTTATTTTCTTTTACTTCCGTTAAACTACAAGCAACGGACATAACACCCATTTTTGCCAACTTTTCTATGAATTTTGCACTAACTTCACAAGACGATCCAAAATTTGAAATTGCAGTGTTTAAATAGTCTTTTGTTTGACTATCAAATGCCGGATTTTCAATAGTGCAATTTATAAATATCATTAGTTGTTCTTTAATCGATGCTGGTTTAACTTCAATATGCTTTTTTTCTTTAATATAGAGCGTTAGTTTTTTTACCAATTGTCCGACAATATATTCCACATGTTTTCCACCCTTAGATGTATGAATACCATTTACAAAACTAACTTGTGTAAATTCTTCATTTGGTGCTAAGCAAACAGTATATTCCCACCGCTCATTTGCTTTCTCATAGAGTCGCGGATGTTCGCTTTTACATCCAATATAAAGATTTGCATAACTTTCAAAATCTTTTACTTCCGGGTCTAGTTTAAGGGAATTGTATTTTACTTTAATAGATTTATCGGTAACAGCTGCAATATCAAAAATGCGTCTAATTAATAATGCTTTAAAATCACTGTTAAAATTTTCTTCTTGCAAACCAAGTCGTTTATAATCTGGTTTAAAACTAACACTTGTATAAGGTTTGCCTTTACACTTACTAATTGTTGGTTTTTCAATAATATTTAAATTATTTTTAAATTCTTGAACGTATTTTTGTCCGGTTTTAGAATCAACGGTCTCAATTTTACCCCACGAAGACCATATTAAAACTAATTTAAATCCAAACCCATTTTTTCCTCCAACTATCTTTTTCTCAGTTTTATCGTAGTTTGTGGAAGTTCGCATATGTGCAAAAATTAGTTCAGGAATCCATACATTATATTCTGAATGAATAGAAACATCAATACCATTACCATCATTTGTTAATGTAATAATACCATCATCGGAAATGGTGATTTCTATATGTGTTACTGGATAATTTTTTTCACGTGCACTAGTTTCACTGTTTTCGGGATTATTGGCAATCATTTGCTCCATTCGTAGTGCATGATCACGACAATTAACAATTGCTTCATCAAATAATTTATAAAGTCCTGGAATAAAATTAATGGTTTTTTCCACAATCTTTTTATTTGTTTCATCATAAATATACATATTTGACGAAATTTGTTCGATTGAACCAATATATGTATCTGGGTTATCTAATACATGCTCTTTATCAGTTTTTTTTTGATATTTTTTATCAATATTTTCTTTTGTTGTCATTGTTAATGCTAATAGTAGTAATATTAGTAATAAATAATATTTATATGATTTATCAATTTTATTTATAAAATTATTTGTATAATTATTTGTAAAATTATTTGTATAATTATTTGTATAATTATTTGTATAATTATTTGTAAAATTAGTATTATTAGTATTATTTACGAATATATTATATTAATTTTTTTAATACTATATACTAATAACTAATAATGACAACTTGTTTTCCATTAGTTACTAACTATAGTGAAATTAGTAATAATAAATATATTTTTACTAATAGTTTTAATATTAATTATAGTACTACTATTTCTTATGGGTTATATGATACTTCAATAAATAAAAACTATGTGATTAACAATGTGAGTATTAATTATCCATTGACGTTTTTTGATAATAATACTAAGAGTGATTTGTCTAACATTATAACAGTTGAACCTTTAAATAAAAATAGTGCAATTGTTATTTATGTTTCAAAGGGACAAGACTATAGTTTTGATAATAATGACTTCTTTAGATTTTATGATACTTCATTTCAATTGTTAAATATAAATCATTCAAGAAATACAAGTTATGACTCTACATTGACTAGTATACATAATAATTTTTATTTTATGAATAACCAACGCTATAAATTTATTGCTATAACTGACTTTTGCTCTAATCAACCATTTATAATTGGCGATTATAGTTTAAATAATATTGGGGCAAGTTTTGAAATTGTTATAGGACCAACAACTAATAATAGTAATAATATACTTTTTTATAGAGATAATGATAACGATATTTCGGGTAATTTATTTATATTAAGAGATGCTAGTTATAGTTATTATTATGGCGATATTCGTTTTTCAATCAATAATTATAGAGATTTTAGCACTACAAAAATTTCTATAAAATCATATGATTTTGGTTATGGTTCTATTTATAATGATAGTTATGGAAATGTTTCTATTAGTAATAATGACTTATTTTATTATTCGGAGACCTGTAGTTATGTTACCCGAGGATATAGTTCACTTTCTTTTGAATTATTGAATAAAATAACTGCAATTGATTTGTGCGTAAATATTAATACTTTCAAGGTCGGTTTTAATAAAAACAGACATTTAAATAATAACGATTTAAAATATGATTTAACTTACGGTTTATCCAAAAAAGATTACTATATTATTGATATATCTAAAAATTATCCACTAAGATTAGAAAATAGTTTTAACAGTGTTAACGCTAATAATATATATATAGATGAAAATTATCAATCCTATAGATTAGGAACAATTAATATTGGTGGATTAACATATTATTATGGTTCTTTAAAACTAAAAGTTGTTGATGCTTTTTTGCCCACAAATGTCAAATTTATTTCTATTTTAAATAATGTAATTGATTCTTCTTATATAGTTTCTTTTGTTTATGATAGCACACAAACAGGACTGAGTCATATTGTATACGACAATTCAAGCAATTCAAAATCATCTTATGATTTTTCTAATACTATATTAGAAGTTAAAACACTGTCTGGTGATTATTATAATCTAAACAGTTATAATCTTCAATCTAATAAGTTTATATTAAATTTAAATACAGATTATAGTGAATTAGGTTATATTTCAAAAGATAGATTAAATAATAACTTGAGTCAATTTGTTATAATTACACCGCCAATTGATGAAATTAATAATCAATTAAGTGCTAATTTTTTAAATAATCCTTTTTATATTTACTATAATGTTACAGATTATGAAGATAATACCATTATAAATATTAGAGCAATAATTCTTAATGCAGGACCAATTATTGAAATAAGTAATAATTACAATAGACTCAACAATAAGATTTTTAATTTTAATATTAATACAAACTCTTATGCTGCAAGTTATAATTTTTATGATGATATTAAAGTTTATATATATGATAAAAGTAAAAATAAAATTTTTATTCCGTTTGACATAACAATTAGTGGAAGTTATTTTAATAATATAAATAGTACTAGGACTCTTAGCAATGATTATATTTTAACTACTAGATTAGCCCAATTAGCAACATCAACAAACCAAAATAACTATTCAACATTTTCAAGAAATTTTGCAATACCAGGTGATAATAAATTAAAACTTATAAATATTGATCCATTATCTGTTGTTAAGAGTAATGTTAATAGTCCGCTTATAGATTCTAGTTATATTTATAATGACACTAGTAGTTCTATTGTTTTTGATAGAAACATTTCGGCTCCATTCATTTTTACTATAACTAATAGTTTGAATAATCTATATAGTGTGTATAGTTTTAATTTAAGAACAAGTGCACAAACCAGCAATATAGATGTTTCATTAGGTTTAAGTCCTACAAAGTTTTTTTTTAACGCTAGAGATAATCTAGGAAATAGTGTAACTGTTAGTGGTAATTTTATAAAACCTAAGTTTTTTAAAGAACCAACAGACACTATAAATTACAGCCTTATAGACTTATCATATATTGGTAATTATGATTTAAAAATTAGTACAAAAAGTTTGAATTATAATGATAACTATTTATTAGAATATTCTGGAAATTTTTTTGATCAGTCTATTAACAATATATCAGAAACTTATAGTATAAGAGTTGCGGATTTAATACCACCTACTTTGAAGTTTTATGATATTAGTGGTAAAATAGCAACTAATCTTACTTATTTTAAACATTTTTTTACTAACAGTAATAGATTTTACTTATATAGTGATATATGTTTCATAAAATTATCCAGTTTTATTGCGTTAAGTAATGAATATGTAGATAATAAACCAGTTTTATTGTACAGTGATGATTCAATATATGATTTATGTAGAAATTTTTTAGATATTAGTATTAACCCTAAAACTGGATTAACTGTTTTGACTAATGAAATTAGTTTAAATACAGTTAATGATATAAGTTGCATTATAAATTATAGAATAAGAGATTTGTGTTACAATTATTCAGATTTTATTACACTTGAAGTAAACTTTGTTAATATACCAGATGTTACATTAAATGGGTCGTCTATTGTAGTGTTAAACTATATTAATAATTTATCTTATATAGATAGTGGTTTGAAATTTTATATAAATAATCGTGGATTCAATCGTGAATATAAGTCTGCTAAAATTTATGACAAAACTAATAGTGACAGAGGTTCCATTATTGATCCAAGTAATTTTAATTTTAACTCCACTATTAGTTATGAGATAATGGAAAGCGCCGCTGATATATGTTTTACTACACTTGGAACTTATTACTTTAACTATAGAATTATTCAAACTGCACCTAGTGGGTTTGTTTATTATCCATTAAACTTACAACGCTTAATAAAAATAGTAGATATTAGTAGTCCATGGGTGTATTTACCGGCAACAAATTTTATTATTGAAAGTTCAAATGGTTCATTTTCATCAAATTATAATGCAAATGATCGTTCTATAAAACGCTCAATTGATAGTCCGGCTATTAATATTGATGTATGTTTTAATTTTACTGCAAGATCAGCATCATTTATTGCAAGCACCGCATTTACTGATATAAGTCGTGTATTATATAATTTTGATTTATGTGATAATTATTTTAATACTAATGATTTATCATATTTAATAACATTAAATGATTTATCTACTCCTTTTGCATTAAGTGATATTAACCCAATATATTCTTCTAGTGTAACTTATCCTAGTAATAGTTCAAATTATGCACCACCATTAAGATTTAACTACAAAATAACAGATCGAAACAATAATGTTTATAGCTTTGTTAGAAATGTAAATATAATAGACCGATCTATTCCATCTATTACTTTTGGATTTTCTAATTATTATAGTAATTATGGTGCTAATCAATATGATCATTATTATAAAGATTATAGTTACGTTCAATTTAGTAATTTTAATATAGATTTTTCATATTTGGCTTTTAATTATTTAAAATCAGGAACTGGTGCTTTAGAATTTGATTTTAATCAAGAAATTGGTTCTATTTTGTTTGATTTTACTCTAAATGATAACTTAGCTATTAATCAAAATAATTTTACTATAACACTAAGTAATTCATTATTGGCCCCTCGTTCTATTAATAGAACTACTTATTTAACTGATATTTCTTTTAAGTCTCTCTTTTCCAAAATTGGTTCGTCATTTAGCTTAATATATGATATAAGTGATAACCAAAATAATCCGTTACGAGTTATAAGAAATGTAAAAATTGTTGATTATATTAGCGATATAGTTCGCAATTTTCAATTTGGTTATAAAAATTCTTATACAACTATAACTATTTGTAATGAAACAATAAGTTTTGGTGATACCAATTTTAATATAAT